ACAATAACACCACTAACAGCAGTCCTCTGGGTTTTTTATCCAATGGCTGCTTTAGTTTTAGTGGAACTTATTCTTCGTGCAATTAATGATGATGACGATGACCAAGATGGTGGTAAAGGCATTAGAGTTGATCAAATGCAACCAGCATATGCACCTTCACCATCATGATTGATTGGTCTCACCATTATTGGAGATTCGCTGAACTCTGGAATGGACGTTTAGCAATGGTTGGAGTAATAGGTATTGTAATACTCTTGACAGTAAGGTAGAAATACCTATATAATACAGACAGAGTATTTTTACCTATGCCAATAGCACTTTTCTTAGGGGTTGTAAGCCTCGTAGCATATACAAATGTCGGATCTATCTTTCTTCAATAATATTCTCATCAATACACCTGCCTCTGCACATGGACTGTTGGAGTTTGGTTTCTTTGTTTGTGTTGGTATTACAGCTGGATCATTAGGTTTAATATAATGATGGTAATATATAATACGGTTGTTGCATAAAGCACATGGCATCGTATTCTATTACACTTCAATCACCTGATGGAACAGAAACCACTTTTGATTGTCCCGATGATACATACATTTTAGAACAGGCAGAAGAAGAAGGTTTAGATCTTCCATCATCATGTAGAGCAGGAGCATGTTCTGCTTGTTTAGGTAAGGTGTTAGAAGGAACAGTTAATAATGATGAGCAATCATTCTTAGATGATGATCAACTAGATGAGGGATGGACTCTCATATGTGTTGCTACTCCTGAATCTGATTGTGTAATACTTACGGAGCAAGAAGAAAACTTAGAGTAATTAATGAAGGACAAAAAAGCAGCAAAGAAAATTATTAAACTTGCAAAGAAACATCCGAGCTGGTATACTGAACAAGATGTTTACTATGCTAAGATGGTTAGGAAACGTATTAAAGAAGAAGAGAAAGAAAAGAAAGGAGTATGATTGACACATCACCTGATTCTATTAGAATATTTTCTATAATAGTATTAGGTGTTGTGTGGTTTTTTCTTCTTAACCAACATTTAAATGAAAGTGATAACAATGATTGAAGAAAAGTATTCAGATGCTAAAATGAAGTTGAGAAAAGAAGTACTTAAAATTCTTCTCAGTAAATTTGGACATGAGAATAATAATAAAGCAATTTATGAATGTGCTGATGAGTGGGTAGGTAAGTATCCTATAAGTGCTGGTGTTGTTGATTATTACAATGCTTATAGGCAGTCTTTTATAAATAAATCACTCGAATAATTATTATGCAAAAATTAATTAATGTACTTGCTCTTGCGTCTACTGCTGTATCTGTTGCCGTTGTTGGTAGTGGGTTATACGTATACGTCAATCGTGCATCCATCATTGATGGAGTTAAATCTCAAGTTATGGAAGCAGTTACTGGATCTCTTGGAGGTCTTGGTGGCGTGGGTGGAGGCGCACTTCCTTTAGGAAGTAATGATCTTGCACCATTAGACACACCACAAGCAACTGCACCTGTTCCTTCATCTGGACTTCCAACTTTCTAAATAGAATGAGTTACTGTCATTCTTATGCCTGAAGATAAAAAAGAAGAAGAAGTAGTAGTAGAAAAAACTAAAGAAGAAAAGAAAGGTTTCTTTGGTAAAGCTAAAGCTGCTCTTCTTCCAGATGCTGAAGAACAAGCTGCAATCATCAGTACAGCTGTTAGAATTACCGTTCTTGCCTGGTCGGGTGGAATATTGACTCTTAATTATGTTGCGATTCCAGGTGTACCACAACAAAAAATAGATCCAACTTTTATAGCTTCAGTTTTTACAGGAGTTTTAGCTAGCTTCGGAATTCAAACTGCATCTAAGAAAGGTGATGGTACTATGAAGATGAATGGTAATGGAAACGGTAATGGTAATGGTGGAGCACCTCCTGTTACTGCAAAAGATATTGAGGCGATCATAGCGAAAGCTGGTCCTACTCAAACTATTCGTATTGAGCAAGCACCTCTTAAGATAATAGGTGTTTCAGATACTGATAACAAAGAACCTTACAAACTTTAAACATGGAAAGTATTATTAAAGATCTTCCTATACCTAAAGAGGTAATAGAAGTACAACAAGCACTACCACTTCCAGAACCAAAATCAGAAGGTATTGGTTGGGGAACTGGTATTGGTATAGCAGCAATAGTAGTAATACTTGCTGCAGCACTTGCCAAATCAAAATGCTGTAAAAAATAACTATGTCTTGTAACGATCACGAGAAGATGAATCCTGTTGCACATGCTTTATACCATGTAAAAGAATGGGATAAAGCATTTATTAAAAAATGTCAAGACAAGTTTGGATGGACTGACTATCAAGTAACTTGTATTGCATTTGCTAAAGGGTTTGTTATAGGTGCGATTCTTCTTTAATGGAATTAACAGAAGAAAATGTAATTACAGTTCTAGAAGAACTTCTTCCTTACATAGAGGCTGATGGTGGATCTCTTCAACTTGTAGAAATAGAAGAGGAAACTGGATACGTCAAAGTAAGATTGGGTGGTGCGTGTGAGTCATGTGCTATGAGCACCATGACTTTAAAGCAAGGTATTGAAAAGAAACTAATGATGGAGATACCAGATGTGGTAGCAGTTATCCAGGTTCTCTAACAGAGTGTTGGAGTCCACACTCAAATAGGTAATTTTTACTAGATGTGCTATAAATATGGTTAGTATGGGATTGAAAAGATCATGCCCCTGACTAAGCAACAGCATTACACAGTCGGATATCACGACACACAACAACATAAGTATGAGATCTGCGAGTATGCAGTGACTGCCTATGATGCAATACAAAATTCCAAAGAGGATGTTCCTGCATTAAGGGAGCATCCTTCTTTTATTGACTACTGCGTAAATGAAGAGGTTCAAAATATCTCTAATTTTATGGCAGCAGGTATACCAATGGGACATTAATCATGAAACATGAAATAATGTGGTGGATGAGTAGACTCACCATCATGGGAGTGTCCCTGTCATTAGCAGCAAGACTTGCAGCAGAAGCATACATTTGATATAATATAATCAAAGTGTAATAAACTATGGCAGATTTTGAACCTCTTGACTTTAAGAAGGAAGGTATTGTATTAGATTACAAAACTGCTGGTGTTGATATAGATGCTGGCAATAAGTTCGTTGAAGAACTTAAAAACAAAGTTCCTAAACTTGGTGGGTTTGGTGGTATGTTTAAGGTTCCCGTAGGATACGAGGAACCTATTTTAGTATCTGGAACTGATGGAGTAGGAACTAAGATTGATATTGCACAAGCTGCTAATGACTATACAACTATTGGTATAGATCTTGTTGCCATGTGTGTGAATGATATAATTACATGTGGTGCTAAACCACTATACTTCTTAGATTATATTTCTACTAAGAAGTTAGATGGGAATGTTGCTGATATTATGGTTGGCATTCTTAAAGGATGTGAGATAGCAGCAATGGATCTCTTGGGTGGAGAAACTGCTGAACATCCAATGTATCAAAATAAAATTGATCTTGCTGGATTTTGCACTGGTATAGTAGAGAAGAAAGATATTATAGATGGGTCTGCTATTAAACCAAGTGATAGAGTTATTGGTTTAGCAAGCAGTGGTCTTCATAGTAATGGGTATAGTATTGTTAATTACTTAGCACGTAGACTTAAGTTAAATTATGCTACTCATCCTGAGTTACTTACACCTACTACAATCTATGTTCCTGTAGTTAAGAGGTTACTGGAAGAGATTGATGAGGTATATGGTATGGCACATATTACAGGTGGTGGTATTCCAGAGAACTTACCACGTTGTTTACCTAAAGGATTGAAAGCACATGTAGATTATAATGCATGGCCACTACCAGAAATCTTTAAAAAGATTCAACTTGAAGGTAATATGGATGAGGATGAAATGAAACGAGTATTCAATTTAGGTATAGGATATTGTGTAGTAGTTCCTGCCAATCGTTTAGAACTTACTATGAATATAATTAGAGATGAAGGTATTGATTGTTGGGAGATAGGAGAGGTTTATGAGTCATCCTAATGGTTACACTAGAGAGATGCTCAAGGAGATCTTAGGAACTTCTTGGCCTACTATGCCTGAAGATCATGAGACTGGTAATGAAGAAAGGAAGAGAAAGGGTAGAGAGATGAGAGCAGGGTTAAGACCTTATCCCACATACCCTGCAAAGAAAGTTGGTCCTCAATTTGATGAGAATGGAAAATATATTTACCCTGAAGGTAGTGGGTTTAATTATATGGAGAGACTGGATCCTAATTCTGAATGGGGTGGTAAAGTATCATGAGTCAAGTAGTTCATTCAGTTAACATAATGATTGCTATCCTTCTTGTTGCTGTAGGGGTTGCACTTTACTACATATTCATGTATGATACTTGGTATCCAAATGACGGAACAAAGCATGGAGACCAAGATAGCAGTCTTGGAAGCGAAGGTGGATCACATGATGGTCCATACGAAGGAGCTAACTCTTAGAGTTCGTGCGAATGAGAAAGTAGTTGCGTCTGTTAGTTTTTTAGGAGTTATAGCTTGTACCTTTATTGGTGCTGGATATTTTGCACCAAAAGCAGAAGCGCATATGGGACATGACTTTCCTACATGGCCTACTGCAGGTGAAATGATTGAGGCAATAAGAGAAGAGGAAGCAAGAAAGAATAGAACTTCAATAGACGAGATGCTAAATAGTGCTTTAGAAGATATGGAGATCGATTATGGGAGCGATGACCCCACCAAACAGGAAGAGTTGCTACAACTTCCGAGTGACAAAGATAGACAAAGTTTTAGATGGGGACACAATTGATGTTACTATTGACCTCGGCTTTGACCTCTATAAAAAAGAAAGAGTTAGAATTGCAGGAGTCGATACTCCAGAAAAAAGAACAAGAGATCTTGAAGAAAAGGAGTTAGGAATACATGCTACCAACTGGCTTAAAGAAAAATTGGAAGGAGCTATTAGTGGGGACGATGATCTCGTTATCCGTACTGAGCTTGTGGGCGGCACTGGGAAGTACGGACGGTTACTGGGGTGGTGTTACATCGGGGACGCCGAGTTGTCACTCAACGAACAAATGATTACAGAGGGTTATGCTTGGGCGTATGATGGGGGAACTAAATCGAAAAATTTTGAGAGCTTACGTGAGATTAGGCGTTCGTTTGGGACACTGGTCGAGTAATGATCAAACATACATAGACATACATGGAAAAACAGGCAGACGTGTATACGCTGACTGGTCTATACCAACTGAGGAATATTAAAATGGAACCAACAGAAAAGGAAGTAGCAGAAGCTCAGATGAATGATGTGTTTCCAGCACTTGCACGTCTTGAAAAATCTGTATCTGATAATAAAGAGTCTATTGGAGAACTCTTTAGCGATCCCACTCTAAAGAATCATACTGAAGAAATTGCTAAAATTAAAGCAGCACTTATACAACATGGTATTATGATACCATAGGAGGTAAACATGGACATACAAAAAGTTGCTACTTATGGAACAGCAGCCGCAGTTGTCGGCACTGGATCTATCATGGGTGGTAATGTTGCTCTTGATACTGCTACTGGTGGTCCAGAGAAAAGAATAAAGGCACGACAAACAGAACTTCAACTCATAGTAAGAGAAGAAGTTCGTAGTGCCTTGGCAGATATGCTACCTAAATCAACAGGTGGTGTTGTTAGAACTACAAACCCAAAAGATTATAGACAAGAACTTCCTAAGTAATGTTAAAGGGAATTAAAAAGAAGTGGACTGATATAACTATTGCTCTTGCTTTACCCTTGGTTATATGGAATGGTGCTACTGGCATCTATAATCAATGGGAAGAAGTGCAAGAGGAGAAAGATGTTCCAAGAATGATTGCGGAACAGAGGTATGGTGATATGTTATTTGTTTGGCACATCTGGTGTGATGATGCTACGGTAGGAAATCTTATAGAAGGTTATCCACCAAGTCCAGCTGTGATATATGCTTGTGGGAATATTCCACCAATAGATATGCCCTATGAAGAGTTTTATAATGCAAGAGTAAATTCAAAGTATGCTGACCAGTTACCTTTTAGTGTTGATCCAGCAAAGGATGTTATAACTCAACGTTCAGCAAAACAAACATTTGATATTGTATTGGGACATATATTTAATCCCATAAAAAGATTTAAAGATGGTGTGGGAGATATAGTGAATAAGGTTTGGTCTATGTATTTCTACGATAATATTCGTTAATTATTTCTTTTTCTTCTCACCCTTCATTCTCTTTGCATGATTTTTTGCAAAAGGGATCTCAAGTAAACCTTTCTTCACTCGATACTCATTAGTTTTTATTTCATCTTGAGTCAGTCGATAAGGAGTTTTTCCTAACATGGTTTGAACCTTTGTCATTACTTTTTTAATAGCAGGTTTCACTACTTTCAAAAGTAAATCTGCTAAAGGCTTTGCAAACAATGCAGAGGCAGTAGCAACAGCAGCAATACTTGCAGTGGTCGTTACAATATTTGCGGGAGGTAGAAATTTCTCTACTACATTAGTTGGTTCATATAATACTATACAAACAGTTTTATCTTCATTCAGTTCGTGACCAATTACTTTTTCATCTCCACTCTGGGATAAGTCACCTACTCTTGGTTGAGTTGGACCTGGACAATCAACTGGTCCATCTGTCTTAGGTATACTTGGTGTGTCTGGTGTATTAAGATCAGGTTCAGGTGGTGGAGCAACAGGAGGTGCCTTAGATTCATATGTCATCAACAACTGGTCTGGTTCATAATTCATTGCAGAATATGCAGGGTATGATCCATCAGGGCAAAGTGTCATTGCATTTTTGGAATCATTCTTAACCAAATCTTTATCGATTGGAATACCAGTCTTATGTTTTTTGTTATCCTTGTGTGCTTTTACACAACCTGGTATATCTACAATAGGATTACCAACATTAACTACTACAGGTGGAAGTAAGTAATCAACATTAGGTTGCGTAACCATCCAAGATGGGACATATACATTTGGAATATTATTTGTATAGGTATCAGCAACTTGAACATTCCAAATATTTCTATTACCTATTGGATATACCCCAGTATTTTGTATGGGATTAATATTTGTATTGTTGGTATTAATATTACCAATTCTATTAAAACCCATTAGTCTTTAACGTTACCAATAGAGAATGTTCCCAAGTCATTTGCACCACCAGTTGCTTCAACTTTGACTTTAGATGTTTCTACTTTAGTTTCTTCATTAGGTGTGTTAGGTTTAAGGTTATGCATATGAGGAACTACCACACCAGCAGGTTGAACCAATACAACATCAGCACATACAGCAGCATAAGGTGACTTAGGATGGAACATTACTCCAGCCTTCATAAGTTCACCACAGTT